TTGATAATAATGAAATAGAGCGACGAAAAAAACTCTTTGACGACTATATAAAATCTCCTGAGTATCAAGAGAAATTAATTAGTCGACTTAAAGTTAATGACGCTTGTTTAAAAAGCTCAGAAGCCAAGGGACTCTCTTGGAATCTTTGTGCTAGACCAGATAATCCAGCTGAAGGATGTATATTCTTTATTGAGAATTTTGGATGGACTTTTGACCCAAGACCACAAGCCAATCCTAATCACTTGCCTTTTATATTGTTTGAATACCAAAAAGAAGCAATAAGGGCAATGATAGACCACATAGATAATGGAAAAGATTTGTTGTTTGAAAAATCAAGAGACATGGGTGCTTCTTGGTTAATATTCTGTTATGTGCCACTTTGGTATTGGCTATTTCGTGATGGAACTAACTTTTTGATAGGTTCTTATAAAGAAAGTCTTGTTGATAACAGAACAAGAGATTCTTTGTTTGGTATGATTGACTACGCGATACAAAACATGCCTAAATGGTTACTTCCTAAAGGATTTAAATTTGATAAGCACAGAAATCAAATGAAGCTCATCAATCCTGTTAATTTCAATCAAATAACAGGAGATACAATGAACCCTGAGTTCGGTAGAGGTTCGCGTAAAACAGCTGTGCTTTTCGACGAGCTAGGCTTTTGGGAATATGCTAAGGAGGCTTTTGAAACAACTTCTGACGTAACTGCTTGTCGAATAGCTAACTCCACTCCTCATGGGTATAACTATTTCGCTATGCTAAGAGGGTCTGGTATCGATGTTCATACAATGCACTGGAGAAAACACCCATTAAAGGATGAAAAGTGGTATGAATTTGAAAAACAGAGACGAACGCCAGAAGAGGTAGCTCAAGAGTTGGATATTTCATACACAAAATCACTCGAAGGTAGAGTCTATCCAGAATGGGATGACCTTAGAGTAGAAAGAGGTTTGTTTCCTTATGACCCTGATTTGCCATTATATGTAGGGTGGGATTTCGGCAGAAGCGATGATACTGCAATAATTTGGGCGCAGAAGACAAGAGAGAATAAATTAAGGATTGTAGATACATACAAAAACAACGGAAAACATATTGAGTTCTATATTCCATTTATCACTGGAATGATAAGTATGGAATTGTATGGTAAATATAATTATTTACCTCACGAGCTTAAGATGATAGAAGAACATAGAAATTGGAAGCCAGCAATGCACTTTGGAGACCCAGCCGGAAGATTTATAACACAAGCTTCTGATTATTCTGTTATTGACTATTTGACTAAAAACGGGATCATTGTCAATTTTAAAGACGAGTGGAAGACCTTTCAGAAGCGAAAAGCCGCAACCAAACTACAGATTCTCGCCGGTATTGAGCTTAACAAAACTCCTCGTTCAGAATACTTTGACATGTGTATAACACAATCTGCTTACCCAAGAGTTAGAAGAGACGGGCAATATGAAACAAAGACTGTTGACCCGGTACACAACTGGACATCACACTATAGGTCTTCGTTAGAATACCTATGCCTTGGCTTATCTGATTTCAACATAAAGAGAGAACGACCTTACGACAAGATTAAACCTAAGCCATCATTTAACAGGAGACGAACTATAGGTTATTAATATGATAGAAGGTAGTGTTTGGTTTAAACGTCTTGTTAGAGAAATGAAATCCATTTCAAAACATGTACGTTTTGTAAAGTTAAAGGCCGGATTCTATAGAATCTATTTTCGCCAAGCATATATTGGCGAGTGTTTTAAGAATATGCCAGAAATGGGTTACGATATATACGAAAGAACACTAAACTTTGAAGACTACTCTTATTATCAACAGCACCACAACACAATTGATACCACGTTAAGGGTTAAGAACTTCGTGGAAGGATATAGAGAAACAAAAGATAAATTAATAACCAGATTAACCCAAATGAGGAATGACCGAGAGTTTTATGAACAGGCAAGAAAGGGTTACTCTCAAATGCGAATAAAATAGTTGGACATACTTAAATTGTGTGTTATAATTAATCTATGTTAGACGAAACTCAAGTCACTTACTACCAACCTTCTGATAAGGAAAGAGCACTTGTTGGGGACATTATTTCAAAATTTAGAACATCGGCTGATGAAAGGAATCGAGCTTACGAGTACTTTGATGGTAGGACTCTTATTGAGTACATTAATGACTCAGTTCGTCGTTTTACAACGAACGTTGATTTGCGAGAAGGAATTGAAGATTGGCAAGCAAGAGTACACGACCAATTCACCCGCAATAAGGTCCTTGCTGTGCTTGGGAAGGTAGTATCAGTACTACCAATAGCTTCTTATACCCCACGCGGTGACGAGGATATCAGAATAACCTCAATATTGACAGAACTATATCAGTATTCAGAAGATAAGGAAGATTTTGAGGAATTTGCATTGTATTTCTTAGAGGAAGCAATTGTAAAGGGAACAGCCATCGGATACGAAGGTGTTGAATATAGTAAGAAAACAGTTAGAGACGTCACTGGAATAGGAGACGAAATAAAAGAAAAGGAGGCTATCGTAGAGGAGACAAGGCTCTTTTCAGAGCTTGTTCCACTCGAAGAGTTCTACCCATCATCGGTATCAATACGAACAATTAAGGAAATGCCTTATTGTTTTCGAAGGAAGGAATACTCATTTGGAGAATTTCAATCAAGATTTTCTAATTACTCTAAGTCAGTGTTTGTAAAACCATTTGATAGTAACTTAGGAGCAGAAGAGAAGCCTTTCTATTTGGATTACATAAGTTCGACAACCACACCTGGAAACGTCGAGGTTATTTGGTATTTCGACAAAATGCAGGATATGCATGTAATCATTGCAAATGGTATTTGGATAAACCCAATCGACAACGAGGTGATATCACCAATACCATTCAATCACAAACAGTTACCATTCTACGACATTAAATTTGATATAATTGGTCCGTGGTTCTATGGTAAATCATTGCCTGATAGGCTAAAGTCATTCCAAGACGTATTAAACGTTTTGACAAACATGACGTTAGACCAAAGCTTCTTGACAATATTCCCACCACTTCTCACAAATGGATTTGATAGGATTGAAGACGACTACTTGAGGCCTGGACGTAGAACACCTATTGATACACAAGGACTGCCTATAAATCAGGCCTTTATGAAGCTGGATCTTGGCGTCCCTAGCGGATGGCACCAGTTTATACTTGAATACACGCGAAGAGTAATGGAGGAAGCCTCTATTGACCGAGTCTCATCTGGCCACGCCGGAGCTGGAGACAGAACTACGGCACAGGAAATCCGTGTCGCAGCAGAAGGTGTAGCCTCAACACTTGGTATCTTTGGTAGGTTTATAAATTATGGACTTAAACAAAAGGCATTATTGCGAGGAAAAAACATTCTTCAGTTCTGGACAGACCCAAACAAGCCAATGCTCAAGGGCGTACTTGGTTCAAACGGAGACGAATTGTTTGCAAAAGCATTTAATACCTTCAAGATAAACAACACTGTCTTGTCAGATGGTAAACGAGGTACTCACGTTATCATGTTGTTTGCAGATAAGGCAGATATGCCAGATGCAAAGAGCGTAGAGACATTCTCTAAGGTAAAGAAGGTTATTACTGGAAAAGACATTGAATATACTCCAGTTTCTGCTTCTTACATAAGAAACATAGAGTTTGACACAAAGATGGTAATGGACACAAAGAAAGAAGCAACCAGAGACTTAGACAAGGCAATACAGCTTGAAAAGGTTCGTGTGTATCTTGGTCTGTTCCCTCAGGGTGTATTTGACCTTGCAGAACTAGCGGCACAGACCGCTGAGAAGATGGGAGATGACCCAACAAAGGTCTTATCACAAGATACAACCTCTTCTTTGATAACAAGAGCGACGTCAACTGAGTCCGCAAAGCCAATGTCACAGAATCCATCATCTAATATTATGACTAATATGGCTGATACTGGTTCAAGTGGTATAAGCGGTGGAATGCAATCACTAGCACAATTAGGAGGCTCAATGCTTGGATAATATGTTTAATATATTCAAAAAGGAAACAAAACCAGAAGATGCTTTTGCTAAGGCATTAGAGATAGGAAACATAGAAGATATTAATTTGACCAAAGAAGGGGAAGACGCAATCCTTGCCGATTTGGCTGGAATTGATGGAATTCTTGATTATCTAAGGGATACAATGTCAAAAGATATCAAAAGATATTTTGCGGCACAAACAGAGAAAGAGAGGGACATAATCAGAGGCGCCTTTGCTCGTGTTGCTTACCTTCGAGCCGAGATTGTAAAACTAAAAACTTGACAATAAAATATATATTGTTATAATAATAACAGAAGTTTGTGCAATTTGCACTGGATGGTCTGCCCCATCCAGTACAAACTGCGGAAGCAGTTGGTCGTTTAGTGGGCACAACCACTACTGGTCTCAACCAGGATAAAAAGGGATTAAAACTAAAAAGTGAACGATTATGGAAAATCCAGAAAGCACAACTAGTGCTGGGGATGAAGTTAAGGTTACTCTCTCGAAAGAGGAATACGACAAACTTGTTGGTGAACGAGCTACAGATAAGCAGTCCATCGCAAATGTTGTAGAGGAGTTAAAGGAATTGCGTAAGAAGTTAAAAACTGACGCACCTAAAGAAACTCCTAAGGCAAATGAAGACGTTATAACCTCACAGGCCGATGTGGAAAGGGTTATACAAAAGAAGCTTGACGAACAGAAAATTGAACTTAGACAGTCCAATTATACCGAAGCTACTAACGAATTCTTAGCCGCCCACCCAGAGTTTTCTTCGGAAAACGACCCGGGAGGGTTAAAGCTTTCGGCATTTCAGAAAGCTCTCAGTAAGATTAATTTGCAAGGTCTGGAGACCAAGCAGCAATTTTCTGAAGCATTCATGGATGCGGTTAGCCTTATGAGTAAGGATGATAAACAATCCCCAATGAACCCTTCATCTTCCCCACAACCAGCACCAATTCCAAAAACTGTTGCTGTACATAACCTGCCTCCAGCAGAGGAGAAGCTAGTGAAGACGCACTTCAATGGTGACGTTGCTAAATACCTTGCTCAAAAGGCAAAAAAGCCAGCCTATTTCGAGGAATTATTGAAGTGGGCTCGCTAGGTCGAAATAAATTTATTAAGAAGTTTTTACAGAATAGATATGGCATTTAAAGTTGAAGGTACACTTCGACCTCACGGTGCGCCTGTTCTGCGTCGAGAGATTCTCTCTAACTCAATCACTACTACGGTTGAAGACTCTGTTAAGGTCACTTCGGGCTTTGTTGCCCTTGGTACGGCTGGAGCACTTGTTTTCGGTCACGTGGCAGGTATTGGTACGGACAAAGGAGTTGGCCTCAACACCACTGGTGTTGCTGGTGCAGCTATGGGTTCGTATGTTAACACCTTCCTAACCGCATCTGATAACCAGACTGTAGGTAAGGTACGTGCTGAGGTAGATATCTCTATGGAAACCATGCGTTCAGAAATCACTAGCGGTACCCTTGGTACAACTACTGGTTCGAACTTGCTTGGTTACTTCCTCGACTTGACCGATGAAGACACGCTTGACGAAACGTCTGCGGCTACAACGACTGCTCAATACTTTAACTGGGGTGTAAATCCTGCTTCAAGTTCTCAGATCATTGTAACCATAAACGAGTCACTCATGTTCAATCGCATAGCATAAATATAATATGCCTGAGACACGTTCCAAATGGACAGACCTCATCCCAGATGTAGGTTTGAAAATTGCTGACTTGTTTGACCAAGGAGACATGGAGTATACACCAGGTATCTTTTCCATTCTTCGCAAAGACAGTGGCACGGGTGCCCAGAAAAACTTCACAGGAAAGACTGGTTTTGGTGAAATAGAACGCTTCCAGGATGGAGATAATATTCCAACCGTACAGCGTGTAAAGAACTACACAACTTCAGTTGTTTATGACAACTACGGTGGTGCAGTTCAGGTCACAAAGAACACGATTGAAGACCGAGATTTCGGTTCTCAGCTCGATGAGATGCGTGATCTTTCACGAAGCGTAAATTACTCTGTTGATAAGGCTGGAATCCAGCTTTTCAACGGTGGATTTGCTACTACGACTACTGTCAACGGTTACACGATGACATGGTACGGAGACGGCAAGCCTCAGTTCTCTACGCTCCACCCAACAACTCTTCCAGGCGGTTCAACACAATCAAACGCATCGTCAACAGGTATTGCACTTTCACACGCAAACCTTGAGACTGGTCGTTTGGCTCTTGAACTCCAACAGACGGACAACGGAAAGGCTCTTACCATGACTGGTAAGACGACTCTCATTGTTCCTCTTGCGCTTGAGAAGACAGCAACTCAGACGGTAACGTCTCAGTTGACTCCAGAAAGTGCTAACAACGCAATCAACACTTACCGTGGAATGATTGACGTTATGGCAACAAAGTTCCTTGACTCAGTAAATGGTGGTTCAAATACTGCATGGTTCCTCGTTAACACGGGAACTCATCAGCTTTACCACGATACTCGTCAGGAGAAGCGACTTGAAATGGATGTTAACATCCTTAACAAGACCGCAACTTTCACTGTGGACGCACGATGGGCTACTCATTCACGTGAGTGGAAAGGTACTTGGGGAAGTAAGGGCGATGCAGCCGCTTACTCTTCATAGTTCCAACGGAAGGTGTAGGGTATTCCCCCGAAACCTTCCATCAATCAGATTACTCTCTCGACTCCGAGAATAATTAAATAGATAAATGAGGTACAATATATCAAAGAAGAATTCTACGAAACACGAAAGAATCTTCTATGAAATCTTAAAGTCTCTCAAGATACCATTTAAACATAGATGGAAAGTGGGAAAATACGAAATAGACTTTATAGTAAAGAACTACGCTATTGAGATTAATGGGCACAATCAAAGTCCCCAAAGAAATCAGAGCCTAGTTAGAATGAAATTAACACCGATTCATATTCAAAATGAGTCATTAGTAAAAGAAAAAGATAAATTAATATTATGGCTAAAACAAATTCAGTGTTCCCAAGCGGAGTAGAGTCTGGTGAACGCGTATACGAAAAGCTTACTGTAACCACTTCATCAACCGCAGGAGCAGTTACATATACAGCGGCAGAAATCCTCGGTGGAGTAATTCTACGAGACCCAAATGGTGGAAACCGATCTGACGTATTCCCTACAGCTGCTTCTATAGAAACCGAAGCAGGTCTCCCAGGCTTGTCTACTGGAGCTTCATTTACAGTTCTTATACGAAACACCGCAGATGCAGCTGAAACAATTACAATGACGACTGCAACTGGTCTTACATTGTCTGGAACTATGACAATTGCCCAAAACAACCAAAAGGAATTCCTTTTTGTTAAGACTGGAGTAAATACTTTCACTGTTTATTCACTTGGTACTGTAGTATTCTAATATGATAATCTATAACCCACTTACCACTAAAGTTGAAATCCGTGTAAAGGGTGTAGATTATTCTATACCAGCACAGTCTTCAATAAACGTGGAAGAGTCTGTTGGAAAACACTGGCTTTCTGTTCACGGATTCTTGACAGATGAAGTCCCTGTTGTAACAGAAAAGAAGAAAGAGCCGGTTGCTAAGGTTGAGGAGGAGGCAGATGTAAAAGAAGTAATCGCCGAGAAGAAGGCAAAAAAGTAATATGACCGCAGGACTTGCATATCAAACACAATATACAGTTCCCCTGATTGGTAGCAAGTCAGGCACAACTGTAACACCGTCTACACTTACGGCTGCTTATACTGGAAACACAAAAACGATAGCAACTGGTGGAATGTCTGTAATAACTATAGACGTCAAATACACAACTGGCTCTGGCGAAACTAACAACAGTATCGACATACAGATGGAGCACTCATCTGACGGAACTAACTTCTACACATTGACCAACGAAAGTTCGTCATCTGGTGTTTCTACTATAACGCAAAGAAACCTCACGCTTGTAGGTGCAGCAGCTGCAACGGCTTACGCTTTCAGCTACAAGATGGATATAAACTACAAGTTTATGAAATTCTCTGCAAAAGAGTCTGGAGTAGCAGCAAACTTTGGTACTTGCTACATGGAAGTAACGTTTGGTGGGCACTAATATGAAACGCTCAAACGAGCATATAAATGCTGCAAAGGTGGCAAATATAAGCACTCAGCTTTCTTTATTGAAGGCTGAGTCTGCTCGTGTTGCAAGTGAATATAGAGACCTACTAGAAAAGCATAATGCTTTATTGCAAAAACACAAGGAAGTTGAGGGAGAGATTCTGAAGCGCACAGAAGAAAGTCAAAAAGCTCTCGAAGAGGCTCAGAATATCAAAAGACATGCTTTACAACTTCGAGACGATATTAGTGCTTCTGCTGTATTAATTAATGCAGACACAGAAGAAAGACTGGCTTCTGTTGCCGAAAAGGAACAAGTTCTAAAACAAAAAGAGCTATCTTTTGAACAAGCTCTTACTGGAGCAAGAAAACAACTGAAAGACATAAAAGAAGAATGTCTTGAGTTTGAGGACAGAATCGAAAGATATAAACCAACTATGAAACTCTTATCTGAAGAGTATTCTGAGTGGTATCAAAAGATAAAGAAAGCTCAAGAAGAACACCACTTATTGGTTGAAGAGAACGAACGACAGCAAAAAGAACTACTACGCGACCTCGTTGGATTGCACAAAGAGAAAAGAAAGGTTATCCATGAAATAGATGCAAATAGACTCGTTGTCGAAGGCCCACTAAAAGCTCTAGACGAAGCTCAAAAAGCACTAGATAAGCGTAAACTTGATATCGATAGATACGCCTCTCGTATCCAAGCAAGACTTAAGGTACTTTACCCAGGAACTAATATTCAGTTGTGATATGCGGTCATCTGATCGCCTTTCATGATTACTGCATTACTAAATAGTGCAGTATTTGATTTATATTGCAAAAACTGGTATAGTGGAAAAACAGCAAAATGTGTGTTATAATGTAAATCAATATGAGTATATTTTCTGGTATTAATAACCCCGGTCTTGATTTTGATCAATTGACTGCTGCTGAAATGGCACTTGTTCAGCAAATCACTCTCCTAGGAGACCCTAATGCTGATAGAATATTGTTTTGGGATGACTCAGCAGGTTCTTATCAATATCTTGAAATAGGAAGTGGTTTAAGCATTACTGGAACCACAATGACGGCTTTGGCTGGTTCTGGTATTGCACGTACTATAGTAGTGACAAGTGGTGACGCTACAATGGGTTCAACTGCAAACGTTGACTACACTTATCTAGTAGCCGGAGCTCATACGCTAACTCTTCCAACGGCTGTTTCAAACACAAACAGATACACCATTAAGAATAACCACTCAGCCGCAATAACGGTAAACACCACGTCTTCACAGACAATTGATGGCACAACAAGCATTCAAATAGCTCCAGAAGATTCAGTTGACATTATTAGCGACAACACCAACTGGAGAATAATATAATTTATGAGAGTTAGGCGAACAGTTTTGGTTGAGTGTTCTGCCTGTAAGATGGACTATTTCAAACGAGTTGATACTTTACAAAATTGGAACGGAATGTGCCAAAAGTGTTCTTCAAGGAATGTCATCTTAACCAAAATTAAAGGAATCACTAGAGTTAAAAAACCAGACTGCAACCAGTGTGGAAGGATGCTTAGACAGAAAACAAAATCAGGTAAATGTTTAAAATGCAGTATACCATTGAGGTCTGGTCACAATCATTATAAATGGAAACACGATAGGAGCTCTTTAGCTAAACAGCAGGAAAGAAACGATTCTTGCTATAAAGAATGGAGAAAATCTGTCTATAGTAGAGACGGATTTAAATGCAGGATTGACAACGCTTACTGTTGTGGTAGAATAGAAGCACACCACATTCTCGGGTGGGTTTCGTATCCAGAACTACGTTATAATATTAATAATGGCATCACTTTGTGCCACGCTCATCATCCAAGGACTAGGGCGGAAGAGAAACGACTTGCGCCCGAATTTCAGCGCATAGTGTCAGTATCGAAAGTATACTTTGGCATACAAAAAATCAAATGCTAACGGCCAAGCAACAATGGCCAATTCAGAACCGGTAGTAATCGCTTCTGACCAATCAACAATCGCTGTTTCTCTGGCTTCAGTTCCTTCTCACGCAGTAACAAATGCTGGCACTTTTGCCGTACAAGAAAGTGGAGCAGCATTAACAGCTCTTCAATTAATTGATGATGCAATAGTTGCTGACGACGCAGCTTTTACACCAGCAACAACGAAAGTAATGATGGCAGGTTTTGAGTACGACGATACGACACCAGATAGCGTGAACGAAGGAGATGCTGGCGCAGCAAGAATGAGTGCCAACAGAAATATCTATGTACAAATAAGAGACAACGCTGGTAACGAACGCGGTCTAAACATTGATGCTTCTGGTCAGATTGCTACAAACGTTGCGATGATGAACGGAGTAGCTGTTACTATGGGTAACGGTGTTTCTGGCACAGGAGTTCAGCGTGTAACTATTGCTTCTGATTCAACAGGAAACATAGCTACTATTGGTACTTCTGTCACCCCAGGAACATCAGCGACTCATTTAGGTAAAGCAGAAGATGCTGCCCACACAAACGGAGATGTTGGAGTTATGTCATTGGCGGTACGACGAGATACCGCAGCAGCCTCTTCAGGTACTACTGGAGATTACGAACCACTTTCAACAGACGCACTTGGTAAGATATGGACAGCTCAATCACAGACGGAAGATGCGGCACACACCACAGGGGACAGAGGTTCTTTTGTCTTGGCTGTTCGTTCTGACACACTTGCAGCAACATCTGGAACTACTGGAGACTACGAGGGCTTCCACACAGACTCTATAGGAGCATTATGGACAAGGTCTAGTGCTGAACTTGCAGACGATGCTGCCTTTACCCCTGGAACATCGAGAGTTACTCCAGTTGGAATGCACGCTGACGAAACTGCTACAGACTCAGTAGATGAGGGAGACATAGGTGCACCAAGAATGACTCTAGATCGCAAGCAAATCGTCACCCCACAAGGACATGCCGCTGGTGGTCTTAGTATATTCAGGTCATTAGACATTGACGAGACTGAAGAGGAAATAAAAGCTACGGCTGGAACAGTCTACCACATGTGGGTAACAAACACAGCAACTTCTACTCGCTGGATTAAATTCTATAACGCAACAGCAGCTAACGTAACCGTAGGAACCACAACACCTGTAATCACTATTGGTATACCAGGAAATACATCAGACGATGTAACTGGTCTATTCGGAGGTGGTATTGGTATTGCTTTTTCAACCGCTATTACCGTAGCAGCAACCACAGGACTTGCAGATAACGACACTGGAGCACCTGCTGCTAACGATGTGATTATAAACGTCTTCTACGCATAAGTAATATGGCGATAGCAGTTGGTAATACGGCAAACGCTGAATCCAGCGGAACAACAACCGTTACTTCGGCTGCTTTTAGTATTTCTGGTTCAGACGTCGCTCTCGTTTGTTCAATATGTGATCAAAGTTCAGGCGCAGGTTCTGTTACTGGTGTGACGGCAAACGGTGTTTCAATGACCGAGGTAGACACACAGTCAGCAAATGGAGCTGGAAATCTACGATTATTTGGCCTGTTAGGAGCTACTTCTGGAGATATTGTTGCCACTCGCTCAGCAACCGGTGATAGAATTACAATATGTGCTGTTGCGTATACAGGAGTGTCTCAATCAGTCCCTGTTTCTTCTTGGGTAAAAACTAAAGGTAGTGGTTCTGCAACAACTTTGACTGGAACACTTGTGACTCCAGAAGCTAACTGTTGGACTACAATGGGAACATATGTTTCTTCTGGTGGAGATACTACGACTGCGGGTTCTGGAACAACAAAAAGAGTTACTGGACCTGAAATTGAAGATCATTGGGACAGTAATGGTGCAATTGCTTCAGCTGGGTCAACTACGTTGAATGTTAATAATGGGAGCACCTATTCATATGGTTATATAATGGTTGCACTTCAACCTTCTGTCCCATCAACTGGTGTAACTGGTAGACTAATGATGATGGGAATGGGCAGATAATTAATAGCATGTTATTGGTATGGATAATATAAAGATAGAAATACTTTATGTAATATTTGCTATGACAGGTGGAGTTGCTCGTTACTTAAATAGTTTTGCCGTAGATGGAGTCCCGTTTAAGTTTTCAATCTTTATCGCGTCGGCAATTGTGTCTGGTTTTTCTGGGTACATGTTCTCCCTACTGGGAGTAGCTCTTGCATTTAAGATAGAGTGGATTTTTATTATGGCTGGAACTGGAGGTTTCTTTGGTGAGCAAACAATGAAATACATACTAGAAAGGGTACTTTCTAAGGTAAAGTAATATGCTAAAGATTTACAATCCAGTACCACATAAAAACGTACAAAGGTTTGGAGAAAATCTACCCTGCTGCAAAGTTGATTCTAATGGAAAGGCCATTAGACCATTCATAATGGGAGTTGCTACTTCAGGTTTGTGTCCTAGTGGTTACACTAAATACTATCAAGCCATTGGACAAAAAGGTCATAATGGAGATGATTTTTCGTGCCCAATAGGAACAACTGTCTACCATAATGTAGAAACTGAATATCCAGATATGGATTGGCTAGTGTTACACGGAAGCAATTTTGAGCTTAGCGGCAATGTCGCAATAGTAGTTTCTACCAAGCCAATCGCAATACCAGTACCAAAAGAGCAGGGTCAGTTTAACATGGCCACATCTGAGTACATAAAGCTTGGAGGGAAGCTGCATGTTGGATTCAGATATGCACACCTAAATTCTATTGCAATTCCACACGGGTCATTCATTAAACAAGGTGAAATAGTTGGAGTGTCTGGGAATACTGGTAAGACAACTGGAGCTCATTTACACAGAGGCATGGCAATACATCAGTCATCTGGACTTGGTTTTAGTGTTGATGACGATAATGGATTTAATGGGTGTGTTGACACAGCGCCATTTATAGTGGATACTTACAAGATAACATCAGTAAGTAAAAAGTTCCTATTATCAAGATTATTGGAGTTATTAAAAATTAAATTGTATGGCTAGAGAGAGATTTTATAGTAAGACATGGGAGGAAATGAAGGGTCGTCAGGCAGACGCAAAAAGAGAGGCTATAAAGCTGGCTCGTGAGACAAAGCACCTTGGGTTGGCTGATATTGACGACGAGGGCTTTAAGCGAAAGGTTATGAGTGCACGTTTCGTCTCTGAATCTGAAAAACGAAAGGTTGCAAAACGAGCAAAATAGTGGTATACTATTTTTATGACAAAAGACACCCTAATTAGATACAGTCTTTCTACCGCACTAACCTTTGTGTCGGTAGTCGCTTCGTTACTACTTGTAGAGGTAGAGAAAGGAACGGCAATAAACTCAGCTGTTTTGGTATTAGCAACTAGAGGTGCACTAAAGATTATCCTCGAAAGCATGATACCATATGGAACAAGAGGTTAAGCTTGAATTCGATAGGATTAAAAACGAACTACAGAAATTGAGTTCGTTACTTAAAAACCACCGACATAGTGGTTCTGACATGTCACAAAAACTGGATAAATATGCTGTAATACCAATAGTAGATTCAAATCCAACAGAAGCTACTGAAGGAGATTTGGCCATTGTTAGTGGGAAACTGAAAATTTACACATCATCAACCTGGACGGTAGTAGGAACGCAAACTTAATTATGGCTAAATTTACACTAGAAATGTCAGGGTCGGGTGGTCTCGTACATCAATATGGAGACACCGTGGCTCACAGATACTTGGCTAATAATGGCCAAGTTGTTTCTGGTGATTATAACCCATTCTTAAAGCCAGGGTATCTTGCACCCGCTTCCGGCTCTATAACTAATGTTACTGGAGACCAAACATTTTCCGCTTCCTTTTGTGCAAAAGAATACGATCCGGTAAATGATGATTTCTATTTGCTTGAGGCTGGACGACAATTGTTTAAAGGAGATACAACAGCAGACACAGCTCTTGAAAGAGTTTATAATTTTCCAGCATCTAGTGTTGGTAAGGATTTGGCAATCTACGTTGTAAACGGTGTTAGAAGGTTGTTTGCTTTATATCAAACAGCTGGTGGTACTATAGGTATAGACCACATGCCATTACCTGCGACATTTGCAAGCGTAACCTTTACAGCAGATACTGGTACTGAAAACATAACTCCGGCATCTGGTACATGGTCTAATGGCATGGCTGTACAGCTCACAACAACAGGCACCCTACCTGCTCCATTAGCCACATCTACAACTTATTATGTTGTAAACGCAGGTGGTGGAGTATTTCAATTATCTACAACATTCGGTGGTTCAACTATTGATATAACTACGACTGGGTCTGGAACACATACAGTAACACTTGTACCAACATCTCTTGTTAACACAGCGGCAGGAACTACTATAGCTTCAAACACGCTTTCTGGAGATGCATTTATGATAGTAGCGGACAACGGATTCGCTTACGTGTGCATGGAGAACCAAGTGCACAAATTCGATGGTAACACTACTGGTGGTAGTGGAGGCACAATAACACCAAACGCATTACTATTTCCACCTAGCTTTAGAATAGTTGATGGTATTGACTTGAATGGATTTATCTATCTTGGTATTCATCAGTCTACCAATGACACAAGGTCTATCAACCCAACCTTTGAGCAAAGCGGTTCTGTACAAACAGGTATTTATGTTTGGGACAGGAGAACCACAACATCACAGACACAAGATTTTGTGCCCTTGCCTGGTGTTAAGGATATACGCAAGATATTTGTTTCCCCGTCAGGTTCTTTAAGAATACTGTGCAGAACAAATGAAAACATCACTTCTATAATGGAGTATAACGGAAGGACATTTCAAACAATACATGACGTTGGTTATGATAAATATCCAACCTATAGAGATTCTGTAGATACATTTAGAAACACCACTATATGGGCATCTAGAGACGGTATATCACTTGCTTACGGCTCTTTATTTCCTGGAGACAAGGAAGGTCTATTTAGATTAACATCTTATACAGTAGATACAAACAATGGTGGAATCTTGCTTCCTGCTGTTGGCTCTGCCGGTACAGCTCCAGCAATGTATATATCTTATGTCTCCTCAACCCCAAAACTTGGAAGATTTAATTTGTTTACTGTTCCAGGTCAACTTGGGTCAGGAACAGATGCTCAGAAAAACACACCAATAGTGTTTCCTGTACAGCTATTACCATCCATGTCAACGCTTAAATCGATATACATACATGGTGCACCAGCTGAATCTAGCTCATCTAGCACACAGGCGACTGTAAAAATTTACCTCAATGGTAGTTCTACCGAGTGGGCGACAAAGACAATCACCGCAGCAGATATGGTAAGGGGATATTTCCACATACAGGTAAATAACCCTTATGTCAACTCAGTTCAGTTAGCTGTTACCTATAACTCTAGTGTCAACATCACCAAGTCTTCATTCTTCCCATCATTTGCAACAATAGAGTATGAGCCAACAGCTACTATTAAATAGTTTGAGTATTGTCAAATTACGTGCTATAATGTGTTAATATGTCAGTACAAGTATCAGATATCATAACCAATTTTAACACGTATTTGGGTGACTCCTCGAACGATAGAGTGACTGCAGCAGAGCGTCTTCAATACGTTACAGAGGCTGTTGTATGGCTTAAGGAGTCCCTACAGAATGACCACGACATTCGTACATATGACTTGTCTTATATAGATACTGTACACTACTATGAAATAACTAGCACACTTGCAGACCTACTTGAAGGAGCAAGTTTGCGTAGGGTTGAGGGAAAGAACGCCGATCCGATGACACATAAGTCAGCAGAAGAACTTGCTCAAGAAATATCTGTTGGGTATATTGGTGATGACTCTTGGGCTATAGAAAGAAGGGATGGAGACACGTTCCTTGTTATAAATGCTCGACCAGAAAACTACTCAACATTAGTTGACAGTATGGACGCAGTCGGTAGTTGGGTTGTTGATGGCACCACATCTGATGCGACAAACCTTACATTAGACGAATTGGTAAAATACCAAGGAACTGGGTGTATCAATTTTGATGTTGACGTTTCACAATCCGGAAATAACAAAGCTACCATAACAAACTCCGCAGTCTCTTTTGACTGGAGCGATGAGGAAGGAAAGGCGGTTATTGTCATGGACGTTGGACTTCCTGACGTTACCGAGATAACCTCAATAACGTTTTCATGGGGCAATGATTCATCAAACTACTGGACAACAACTGTCACAACTGATATGGATGGTAATTCATTCTCTGACGGGAAGAACACACTTGCTTTTGAGTGGCAAGACGCTACTCAAATCGGGACAGTAGATTCATCTGATATAACGTATTTAAATTACACAATAAACTACACAGCTTCACAAGCTGATGACACAGATTTCCGCATTGATAACATACGAATCGCAATTCCTGAAACACTCACATTCTACTATCTAACCTGGGTTGTAGGCACAGATACTACTGGAGCAACAGATAGGCTTGCTTTTACCGCGACAACAGACAGACCTTACTTCTCTGGCAGGTATGACCAATACAAATATGCAGTTGCTCATAAAGCAGCTTCTCTTGCATTTGATAATTTACGGCTCGGAGGTGAGGCTAATAAAGAACTAGCCTTAGCACTTGATCAGCTTAAACGAGTAAAACAGATATTCCCACAATCTATTACTAGCGAAGTTAAGAGCTTCAAAGTGAGAGGAATAAATTTTAATAAATGATTATGACCCCACAAGAACAACTTTTAGCAACGTTTAGGACACAGGCACAAACAAGTTCTGCAAGCACAGCTTCAACCACCCCAGTTGAAGACCCGTTTATAACAATGCTCAAATCCCAGCTTGTTGGACAAAACGGGATAATCTCATCACATCAAGAACCGTTGTCTTTAATAAAGAAAGCCCAGGAATCAATTGCTTCTGGAGCTCAATCATCTGCACAAGCTACAGAATCAGTATACGGTAGAAAAATAGAGGATACAAAGACGGGGATAAGTTCGTCTCTAACAGCCGCTAATGAGGCACAACGAGGCTTTGCTACCAACACAGCTCTTCTTACCCAGATAATTGAAACTGGTCAAAAGCAGATTAATGACCTAGAGCAAAGAAAGTCAGAGCTTATAATGTCTGGCAATGCTGAAGCGGCAGGAAAGATTGCGGAGTTGCAGGTTCAGGAAGCTACCATGATGGTGAATAACAGACAACAGGTATTCCAAAACCTGCTTTCTATGGCTGGACTAAGTTTCCAAGAACAAGGAATAAAGCTACAGAAAGAACAATTTAAGCAATCAGTATTTGAGTTTGACAGACAGATGCAAGCTAAGCTTGGTGAAACAGCACTACGTTATGGTGTTGAACTCAAGCCAGGAGATACAGTTGAATCTGTAATACAAAGAGCAATGCCGAGGGCTAATGAAATGCAGAAGCTAGAGCTTGAGGATATGCGTCTTGGCTTACTCTTAAAGAATTCTCAGATAGCTGTCGAAAAAGCACAACTAGGTAAACTTAATAGAGAATCGGAAGATGCCAAAGCAGTAGCTAACGCATTGAGTGTCTTTGGGTTTAACCATCCATTTAGCCAAGGTCTTATTGAATCTGCCGCAAAGGGTGGAAATCTCTCTACGGTTGCTAACCTATTCAATGAAGCATCACAGCCAAGGCAGTATGACTCATCCACGCTTGCTCAAAAAGCTCTATTCCTTAAATCATCTGGTACATCTATACAGGAAGCAATTGGTATAATAAGAACAGATTCTTCAATCTTAAACCAAGATAAGGCTGAGGCTATACTCAGAACTGTATATGGAAAGCCAGCAGTTGATTCATTGTCTTCGTTACTTGTTAAAGAATCTCTTAAAAACATAACATCTTTTAACGCAGCGAGTGCATTAGGAGGAAGATAATATGTCAATAACTTCTGAAATCTACAAAAGAAGTGTAGGTGGAGATAGTCTTGACACAGGATTTGAACTTACACCTGAAACTGAAGAGTTGCTACAAGCAGCACTATCTCAAGGCGGTGCTGTATCTCAAGTAGCAGCTGAATTAATCCATCCAAATGGAAGCTTTATCTCAATGGCTAAAAAGAAGTTGGGTGGTGCTTTTTCTTCTGTAATGAATACACTGATGATACCATCTAATGGTATTGCAGCCATGATGGATACTGATTTAACCTTTAAGGAAGCAAGAGATAGACATGTTGCGCCTTCTGATGTCTTGTTTAGGGACTTGGATAAGCCAGAGACAGTCGGTGGTAAGGTTGGTATGTTTGGAGCAAGATTGATTACAGATATCTTCCTCGATCCGCTTACCTATGTCACATTTGGTACATCTTCTGGAATACTTGGAATATCTAAGTTAGCTTCGATACCTCTTAAAGCTTCTACTGCAAAGAAGCTAGGATTGGCAACTACTATTGTCAAAGACGAAGCTGGAAACGTTATAGAAGAAGCCGTAAGGCACCGAGCCTTGTCTTCTGAAGGACTAGCACAGCTGAACAAATTCAAGTCAGGAATAGAAGAGACAATTAAGAAAGATACGATATCTGCTTTCTATGACGATACAAACATGTTTGGTCGTCTTGATAGGGTTGCAAAAAACCTAACAGGAAAGTCAGATACTGAAATTGCTAACTTCATGTCAAAAACAAGTGGAGCAGAATTCTCACTTGCTGAAAAGATACAAGCAATAAACAAAGACCCAATAATTAATGCCTTAACTGGCGATGCTAGAAACGATGCGTTAAGAGCAGCTCAGCAAAAGGCAATTAAAGAATCAGCTGAGGAACAGGCTGATAGGCTAGTTAGACACACTCTTGAGGCTAGACGTACTGAGATAGAAGACGAAGCAAGAAAGGTAATGTCTAACATCATAGAGAAGAATGTCGAACGTGGTGGTGTCATGTATGACAAACTTGGAAATGTTGCTAAAGACCAATTTGGACGCAAAATAATTAAGGATTTAGCAAAAGAATGGGTTGACGCTGGTGGTATAAAAGTGTTTGGCCATTCCATAATAACTGGTTCAAAGATACGTTCTGTTGCAAGACTCTTGCCCGGCTTGTCACACATAGACAGGTTTACACAACCTGGGAGAAACTACTTAGGAGCTCTTGTGTCAAACAAATTTACACTGTCTGGCCGAGTTCCAGATACACTCATCAAGATACAAGAAAAGGCAAGAGCTAGACAAGATATTCGACAAGCGGAAATATTCTCTTACATACCACAGCTATATCAAAAGCTCGGTATAACTACAGAAGAAGATCGTCTTATCTCAAACGCAATTGCAATGGATATGCCACCTGCAAATAGTCCAGATTCACGTCTTTTTACATTATGGACTTTGTTACGGTCTGAACATGGGAATGCAGTAGCAAAAGACATTGCTGAAGGAAAGTACGCTGACGTCGCAAACATGTGGCGTGCGGCTAAATCTATACAGGATCAATTGACTAAGAACCTCACCCTAATGCATGAATCGGGTATTGCTGCATTTCCTCAGAAGAATTATATTCCAGGTGTATTAAATGAACAAAAGAAGATAGGAAACCCGTTTACAACATTTAAGACATCAAAAGCAGTTAATGCTGAAAAGGCAGAACTTGTTAAGTGGAGAAACGTTGAAGACCCATCTGAAGTAATGTATGGAGTGGAAGGAGACCTGGGTCTTGAGAAGCTCAGTAAGGCAGAAGAGAAGCAACGCATACAAACAGCTATCAAAAATGCAGTTCTTAAAAATGAAGAGCGTAGGGCTAAGCTTACTAAAGAAATAGAAGACGTATGGGGTCAAGTGGCAGAACAACAGGTAAAGTTTGTATTAAAGACGACCAAAAACGTAATTGATAAATCTACTGATGACAGCTTAAACGCAAGGGCAATAGAATCTCTCATAAGGGAAGCTGTACCAGCTGTAGATAGAAAGCGTGTTATTCAAGAATATGTTGCTAAGTACTATGAGAACGGTTCTCGTCTAAAGGCGGATGCTGAACTACTTTCAACACAAGATATCACAACACTTCAGGAGACACTAGCTTCTGGAGATATGGACTTAGACTTTGTTGCTCAAGCGGTTATATCTCAATTAAAGAAAGTTGATATAAAGACAAAGCCGCTTTCAAAGCCATCAGCCAAATCAAAAGATAAGGCACAAGAGTCTTTGAACAAACTAATGGGTATTGTAATGGAGAATGGGATAGAGGCAAAGAAGCTCTATCTCAAACAGGCAATGGAGGGGTCAAACATTGATAATGTTATAACCGCCGTTTCTGATGCCTGGCACAAAGAACCAAGTGGAACAACACGTCTTCTTGAGCGTATTCTTGGTAAGGAGTTTGAACTGCAGTCGCTAATAAATGAATTAGCGGATGTTCGCCATGCACTTGAATCAGAGCTTAAGTCACCAGGCCTTAAGATGGTTTCTAGTAGGTGGTTCTATAAGGACAAAAATGAGAAAGTATGGGAACGAGTGAGGGCAACGGCACAAGAAATAAACGATAATTACTTCAATGGTGAAGAGATGTTTAGTGAGTCAGCTTTAAAGTCTACATTGGTTGCTTCGGCAAATGCTGTTAGAGCTGCTTCTTCTAGACAAATGATAAATGACATTGCAACAAAGTTTGGTATTCCAGCATCTGCTGCGCCAAGCGATTTTGTGCAATTGGGTATATCAGGGCTGCAGAAAGAAGCTGTTGACCTTAATAAGTTCTTTAAGTTGGAAGATGGTAAGCTTGCAATCAAAAACGACAAGGGTGAAGAACTTTTCTTCCATCCAGTTGTTGCTGAGCAAGTGAACAAGATGCTTGCTGTTATGGCTGATGATCCGGCTTCTCATGTAATGTTACAGTCGTTTGATAATCTCACTAACTTGTGGAAAGCTTCTGTAACATCTATATTCCCTTCCTTCCACGGCAGAAATGCAATGTCTAACGTATTCCAACACATGCTAGATATAGGTTACAACTCATTAAACCCAGCAAATCACGTGATGTCAAAACAACTTCTTTCTTATTCAAAGAAGATGGATGATTTGTCTATCGAGATAATGGAGGGTAATGTAAAGGCGGCAAAGGAGATGATGGAACTACAATCCAAGCCAATACTCACAGACGTACGAGGCCATGTGTGGACTGCTGGAGACCTTATACATGTTATAAAGAATAACCTTGTAGCATTCCACCCTAATATTGTTGGGCAAACAGACGTGATGCTCTCTTCAAGAGACATGGTTGATAAGGTAATGGACGAAGTGTTTACTGAAACAGGTAAGTTTGGAAGAGCTGTAAAGAAATTCTCTCCTCACTCACAGGCATTTAAACCCTTCGAATACGGTAGAGCTGTTGGTTCTTGGATAGAAAACCAGGCTCGTGTCGTTGACTTTATAGTTAACCTAAAGAAAACAGGAGATGTTGAATTGGCTGTTACAAGAACAAAAGAGTTCTTGTTTGACTATCAAAACCTAACTCCTTTTGAAAAGAATGTAATGAGAAGGTTAATTCCTTTCTATACGTTCTCCCGAAAGAACTTTGAGTTGCAGTTTAGAACAATGCTTCAGACACCAGGAAGAACTGCTACCTTCTTCCATGCTGTCCAGACATATGGGGAAGTCTCTTCTGGAGCACCTCTATCTGACGAAGAGCGTAAGCTCTTGCCAGAATGGATGCGTGATTCACTTAACCTTGTTGCCAAGCGAGATGGTGAAAACATATCACTCCTAACCTCAATAGGGCATCCTATAGAACAACCATTCCAGCAGTTGCACAACGTAATGGGATCATTAAACCCAATTATTAAAGCACCTCTTGAGTTAAACACTAACTTCTCTTTCTTCAACGGAAGGCCGCTTAGTACTGTTACTAACGCGACTGCATTTTCATCGCCACTAGTTCCTGATGTAATCAAAGACTTTATTGGATATACAAAGGTTACTTATAATGATAGCCAAGGGAATGAGAAAGTGCTTCACGTATCACTTAGGCCAGAGAGAATGCAATGGTTTAATAACATGCCATTCACTCCCAGAATGCTATCAACCCTTAAGAACCTTGAGTCTACAGACATGTCTACACGAGAGAAGGCTCTGTATACTATAATAGGATTTAAGTTTGATGACATTGACCTTGAAGTTGAAGCAAAGAAGCGAGAAGACGAATTGAAGTCACAGTTAGAAAAAATACTCGATGATGCTGACCTAGGATACAAGTTTGATCGGTTCCAACTTAAGAAATAGAAAAGCCCCCAATAAGGGGGCAGTTCTATTCTAAAGACTTTATTCTCCGTAAAATCTACTTACACTTCTTGGGTTTTAATCCCACACGTACCTTGATTTTCTTTTTCTTCATAAGCTACAATATCCTCAGCCCTAACTAAATAAACAAGTTCACCATCCAAGTTAAATTCAGTACTAACGTGCTGATTGAATAACACCTTCATACCTGCCTTAAGCCCTAATGAGAACACTGTACCATTTTCCAATACTCTGCCAGGTCCAGAAGCTATCACAGTACCCCACTCCGGCTTGTCGTCAACAGATACTCCAACTACAACTCCATTACGTGTTTCTGGCTTTATTCCAGAGATAAGCACGTAATCTGATAATACCTTAAGCTTGTTCTTGTTCATCTTTGATGATTAATCGCACTGATGGTCGCAAGCTTCCATCCTGTGCGTGATGGATAAATGGCTGTAGAAACACTGGCTTTTCATCTCCACGCAATGCCTCAGCTATCTTGTCTGCTACTCGCGCAAGAATTGCCTGATCGTTATTAATTGTTACCTCGTTGCTGCTTTCCGTCATCTTTGTTTCGCTCATATAATATAAAGCTACCTAAACTTGTAATTGAATCTGCTACAGATAATGAGTTTTTAAGTGACATTTCGACAGCCTTAAATGGCTCTATCACCCCAGTCTGTAGCAAATCTTCGTATTCTCCACTAAGGGCATTAAATCCATTAGTGCCCACTATCTTATCGTAGTCAATATCAATTCCTGAATTCTCTGCAAGCCTTTCGAGAGAAGCCTTACATATCCTACTAGCAATATCTTTTTCTACTTTTGAGTTGAAGTCCTTCTCGTTGTAAGAGACAAACAAGGAAACCCCACCTCCGATAAGATATCCGTCCCTCTTTGCTGCCCTAAGAGCTGATATTGCGTCCTCGTAGCGGTACATGCGTTCAAAGGCCTCTGGAATCGTTCTACCACCTATCTTGACGTTTGCTATACCAGAAGTCATTGAAGCTAGACGTCTCTTGATTACCTGATTATCCTTATCTTTCTTAAGCTCTTCTTTTAGAGCAGCTACTCGCTTTTCAAGTGTCTCAGTAGCTGTTTCATGTTTAATTAGAACCTTTTGTGGATCAGCGTATACATGCTTTACAGTCTTGAAATCACCTGGGACGATGCTATCAATCCTTCTTGCCGCTTGTTCAGAGATAACAACAGTATCACAGTATACAGCCAAGTCCTGAAGGGCGATATCGTCATCAAGCTTTACAAGCACTACCTTGATAGTCCCGTGAGCATGGTTTGCAATCAAAGTACTTAGAGAATCAGCCAAGAAGTCCTTCGCTACAATCACTAGTGATTTGATACCAGAGGTTATTGCTTGACGAATGATATGCTCAGCGTCTTTTGCGTAGTAAAGCTTCTTGTCTAATATGAGGATTGACGGAGCCTCGTATTGGATTACTGGCTTTGACACATCTGTGTACAGAGGCTGATACATTACTCCAGTTGGAACCTTAAATCCTGTCTGGAATTCAATCTCAGTCTTCTCTTCTGGATGTATATCCAAGAACACCATTCCATCTTCTCCTGTTCCATTTACAATACCAACAACATCTTTTGCTATCTCAGAATCGTTGTTTGCTGAAATATATTTCGTATGTGTCTTTGCGGAATACCCTTATTCTTCAACTCCAGAGCCGCTGTTGTCATTACATACGTTTCAAGTACGGTAGTTGATGTGGCGTCTCCAGCTTCTTGATTTGTCTTATTTGCCGCAGACTTAACCATATTGGCAATAGCATTCTCAAGAGGGTCTTCTAGTTCGATATTCTTTATAATCGTAACGCCGTCGTTAGAGACTTTAACATTGCCAAGTGCATCGTCAAAAAGAACATTTTTACCTTGTGGTCCAATAGTCTGCATAACAGGATAACAGACCTTTTCAAGTGCGTTCAATATTTTTGCACGTACTTCTGATTCTTTCAGAATCATCTTGTTGGATTGTTTACTCATATTGTTTTAATATGTTCTTATAATAAGATATCTTCTTTTTATAAATATCTGGTGCCCAACTTCTACTTGTAGAATACCTGAGCTTTCTTATCCTATCAATGGTCTTCTTGCCGTATTTCTTTAGAAGAAATTGTAAGTAGATATCACTGTTACCAGAAAGGTTTATGTTACAATGATAGCAATTGTGATGGGCTAAACCGTCTGCTATAAATGTATTAGTAGTTGTTTGAACGGCATAAACTGTCCTTGGAGGGACGGGTTCTATTTTTACTATTTTCATAGTTTACGTCTCGATCCTCTTAGTAGATGTGCAACTGTTGAGTATGGCATTGAAAACATTTTTCCAGCTTCTGCATAAGTCATTCCATTTTTTACAAGACAGGCAACCTTCTTACACGTGTCAATGCTATACTTTAAGTTAGCTCCCTGGTTTTTTTTAAATAAATTTACATTATTATTTTTGATATTATGTGCAGTGTTTTCTTTGTGCGTAACCCACTCTAAATTAGATGCCTGATTGTTTGCTTTGTTAAAATCCTTATGGTTTACACATGGTTTGTTGTAAGGATTTTTCACGAAAGCTTTTGCAACAAGTCTATGCACTTGTAAATTTTTTTTTCCTATTTTAACATACATGTACCCTCGTTTAATGTTTTTTGTCTGTACTTTTATTTTTTTAATTTTTTTCTTATCTAAAAGACATTCACTTATTATGTTACCATTCTTATCTACAAAATAATTACAATACTTTGTTTTTATTTCTAGCTTTTTCATGGTTCAATTATATCATGGTCTGACACATTATGCAACAATTGGGCTATTGTTTTCCATCCACGTGTCGTTAGTACTTGATGGTCACTTGTCGCGTAGAATACTTTGTTATTTTCTGTCTCTACTCTAAACAGTTCTTTCGGTAAAAACGACATAACAGATTCTACTGTAGCAACTTTTTTAACTCCAGTAGTATCATCAAATGCAATTAGTCTTGTTCCAACTTTTATGTTTGCTATTGGCGTATACTTTCCGTTCTCTAAAAGCAACTTACTATCATTTGTAAGACATTGAGCATGTACATTCTCCTCGTCAAAATAAAGTTCTATTCCACCTACTGACTTTGGTATGTAATGTCCTGCGTGCATTCCAGCTCCTGTTGCATATTTCCCACATGTTATACATGTCCAGTTATCTCTGTGCCTTATGTATCTTGAGAATATCTGCCACAAGGACTTTTTGAGCTTACTTGTTTTTTCTTTTACCATAGATTCTTCCTGTGAAGTAAGCAACATTTCCATTTCTAGGATAAGCATTTCTTACCCTCTCTCTTGCGTCCTCTATGGAACGTGCGAAGATAAAAACAGCAAATTGGCTCGTCGTTTTTTGATTCCCAACATGTTGTGTTACTAATACAATAAATGGACTCATACTATTTTCTCAGTCTTTCCAGTGTTGTCAAAGGCACCACATCTGGTACATTGGACTCTTTGAGTTCTTCCGTTTTTATTTATATTAAAACCTCTTTTAATAAACTTTCCATCTTCACCGCAGTTTCGACATGCCTTTGAATCCCACAAGACCACTTTCATATTTGGGTGATTTGTCATCCAAGGCCTTAGAGTCAAATATACGTCTTCCAATAGATAAACATCTTCCTTGTTGTATTTCACCATCTTTGCCCATGCACTTGTATCTCCCGATATACAGCCCTTCCAAGTCTCCCATCCTCCACTGTCTGTCTTCCTACCAACACCAAGCTGTCTTCCGAGATCGTCTAAACTGTTACTGTCAAATTTGAAATATTTCTTTGCTGCCTTTTTTGTGTCTATCGTCTTA